CTAAAGTATCGCAAGACAACGAAAGCAGAGGTCGATGCTTTCCTTCAGAGTTCTACAGCAAAAGAACTTGCTGATGAGGTGATAGAATTACAAGAGTATATTAAAGGAGGTAAAGACAACTTACACCGACAATTGCGTGAGGCATATGGACATATCTCCAAACCTCAAGCAAGAAAGATAAGAGCATACTTGGGAAGCATTCTTGAAGATGCAGTGAGGTATCAACATGACCGAAGACCAGGAAGAAGAAAAAAAGATTCTAAATAAAGACAAACCCGAAATGAATCGGGGTGTAGAACTATTATTAAGAAACAGGAGAAGAACCGAAAAACCTAAAACCTTTCAAGTAAAGTTTGGAAAACTAATTGCTTTATGGAATAGAGAGATTATTTTTCATTTAAATTTTTACTTGGACATCAGAAAAAAATAAAACTCTAGGAGGAGTGCTCATGGAAATGACCATAGTAACACTGACACTTACAACAGTTGTGTCACTTCTTGCATTATTAGTGGGAGGTATGATAGGATGGATGGCAAGACAGCATTCATATGAAACAACACCTCAAATGATATACACTCATCCAGAGATGTATGATGAAAATGGAAACCTTGTTCCTGATGAAATTTTAGCAGTACGTTTTGAACACAATTATGACACAAACACCGAAAACGAAGAGGAAGAGTAGCACTGTTGTAGCAAAAACTCCTAGAAAGAGAGCTGCTAAACGTCCAGAACTTCCACCTAATCCATTTGTCCATGAGATTTTAGATTATGTTGGTAAACAAAAATCTAAGATAGCAAAGGTAGAAGCATTAAAAGAACATCGTAATGATGCTTTAGTATCTGTTCTCATATGGAATTTTGATGACACGGTTGTTTCCATGATACCTGAAGGAGATGTTCCTTTCACACCTAATGAAAGTCCATTAGGAACAGATCATACTTCTCTTCGTAGAGAAGCAAAGAATCTGTATCACTTTGTGAAAGGTGGTAATGATAGTTTGAATGGCATTCGTCGTGAGACTATGTTTATTCAAATGCTTGAAGGTCTTCACCCTGATGAAGCAAGAATTATAATACTTGCAAAGGACAAAAGATTGTCGGATGAGTATTCAGTATCATATGATCAGGTTAAAGAAGCTTATCCAGATATTACATGGGGTGGTAGATCATGACTACTAAAGTAAAGAAGGAGGAAAAATTGGCTGAACCCCCTAAAAAACCAGAAAAAAAGTTTGATCCATCAGAGTATTCATGTGAGATTCTTCAAGAGAAAACAACTCACGAGAAAGCAAATGATAAGAAACTTCCTAGTGATGCATTTAATGTAACTTACATTGTAGAAGGAGAGACACTTTTAGATGTTACTCGTTCTGCAAAGATGGTAAATGTATTTGATATGTATTATGATAGGTATGGTAAAGGTTCGGTTCAGAGGATTGATTTTGGACATGGCACAGTAAATCCTGGTCAGTGGGGTTATAAAGCACCAGTTAAGAAGGTGAAAAAAAGAAAATGAGTGATGAAATTAGGGATCAAATTAATGATATTATTGAAGGTGAGATTCAAAATGGAATCAATGATTACATAGAGCAGCAAGGAAAGGGTTTTAAAGGACAGGAATTAAAGGTTAACGTATCACAAGATGAAATTAATAAGATTATAAAAGAGTATAAGAAATTAAAGAAAAAGGAAAGATCAAATCTATCTCATGTAAAAAAGATGGGATTAGTTGATAAGAATGGAAAACAGTTATGAGTAAGATTGATACTCAAGGGATGAGTGCTCCTATGGATCCTAATTATAAAGGACCAATTAAAGCACAGAAACATAAACCTTGGTTGATTACTCCTAGAAGGGTACTCACTGAAACAATGGTTAAGGAATTAAAGATCCTTATCAATGAAGTATTAGATGAGAGAGAACATAAGAAGAGATTAGAAGGTGCATATGATGATGTAAAAACATTACCTCCATCATACTTTGACATAGAACACTTTAGGCATTATGTTGGGGAGGAAGAACCACCCTATCAAGATTGGAGTCAATGAGAACACAAAACAAAGAAAATTATTATTATATTTTTTGGGTTGTTGCTATGATAGCTTTCATAGTTCCTCAAGTCTTTACTGCTATAGCATATCATAGACTTGCTGACTTACTTACCAAACCTATACAAGTGGAGCACGTAAATGAGACTAACAGAAGAAGTGATTAACAAGATTGCAGTCTTGATGCAACACACCAAAATGAATGGTGAAGTTAATTGGAAAGATGGTGATGAGATTGATGTCTGCCTTGGTGGACATTTTGCTGGTGATAAGTTTATATCTATCATCAATAGAACTCGTAGCAACACCACTAAAAAATGAGTAATGTAGAAGCATCTGCTGGTGGAGAGGTTGATAGTCATGGGTGGCCTAAAAAACCACCTATCTCTGATAGAGAATGTATTTACAAATGCTTAGAGAATTGTGAACAACTTTCTGGACTTGATAAGAAACAAGTTCAGAGACTGATGAAAGAGTTTTCTATAGAGAAGACTGATGAACAAATCAAATCGGAGTATCCCCCATTATGAGACTTGGTGTTATGTGTTCGGGAAATGGTTCTAACTTTGAGAACATTCATCACGCATGTCCTAAACATGATATCGTAATCATGGTTTATAATAAAAAGAAAGCTAAAGCAAAAAAGAGAGCAGATAGATTAGATATTCCTTCATGTTATAGTAAGGATGAAGATGAAATAATTGCATTGTTTAATGCTTATGAAGTAGATATGATTGTTATGGCAGGTTGGATGAGAATAGTATCTAAGAAATTTTGTGATGAGTTTGCAGGACGTATTATAAATCTTCATCCATCATTACTTCCAAAGTATAAAGGTTTACATGCAGTAGAACAAGCACTTAAGGCAGGTGAAAATGAAACTGGTTGTACTGTGCATTTTGTAAATGAATACCTTGATTCAGGTGCTATAATAAAACAACAAGTAGTTCCTATACTACCTACTGATACTGTGGAGTCATTAACCAGAGCAATTCAACAGGCAGAACATCATCTTTTACCATCTGTGATAAATGCATTCTAAAGATTTTATATTACATAAAGAATCTGTATTATCTTCGGAGGATTGTAGTAGCATTATTACTTTCTTTGAGGATAATAGTCATTTGCATAGGAAAGGACAAAGATGTGAAGACACGGAGATGTTCTTAGAAACAGTAGGGAAAAGTCCTATCAATAATTTGTTAGCAAGAGCATTAAGTATATGCATAGATCAGTATCAGAAAGATTATCCTTTTGTTAATAAGATAAAATCATGGACTATTGCTCCTACATTTAAGTTGCAAAGATATAATGCTGGAGAAGGATACTTTACATTACATTGTGAAAATGATGGTGGGGTTGATGGATATGCAGAGAAAAGGGTGCTTGCATGGATGGTTTATCTTAATGATGTGACTGATGGAGGGGAAACCGAATTTCCCACACAAGAAAAGAAGTTTTCACCTAGAGCAGGAGATGTGTTAATATGGCCAGCATACTGGACTCATCCACATAGAGGTATCGTAAGTGAATCACAAGTCAAATACATTGCTACTGGTTGGTATGCTTTCTAAGAATCAACGATGCAGAGTGACTGAGATATCTTGCAAGATAAAACTTGGAAGAAAGGTTAGTCTTGCGGAAAGGATATGGTTATATAAAATATGTGCTGTTAACAAATCTGCAGCAGGTATAAGAGATAGAATGTTAAAAAAGTAAAGTTTTGTATCAAGAAATACAAAATTACTTGCCTATATAGTATACCTGTGTTAGTATTAGCACACATACGTTCAACCTCATTAGAGGTCGCAAGTAAGCCGACTCGGAACGGGTTCGTTCATCCTCTTCGGAGGACGCAAAAGCCGACTGAAGGAACGGGTCTAATCCACCCCTACTTTGGAGAAAGCCAATGGCAAAAGTCACTTATCGTGGAGTCGAATACGACTCTCAAGAGTACAACAAGAAGGTACTCGCTGAAGCAGATCAACGTAGAAACCATGATCTAATGTATCGTGGAATCAAAGTGCAACGCAAGTTCGCATCTAAGAGTTGATCATAACCTTACTTGGTTGGGAGAGGGGTGTTGACACCCCTCTTTTTTTATGCCATAATACTTTTGTTGGGTTGACGAACTCAACACGGGAGTGACTGAATAAACTTGCTGGCATAAGGCTAGTTAAGGTGATGAGACACAGGTGGTGCTGCTGGCAGGAATGTCAGAATCGACTTACCAGTCGGGTCTCAGACAGTGAGGTAAAAATCTACTAATGTAGCAATGCCCCTTACTTGTTGGTATACATTAACCCAACCTCCCACCCTCTAAATAATGAGAAAACTAATGGAAAAAGAAAGACTTAAACTCATTGTTAGAAATCTAAAGCAAATTGTGGATGCTTTAGAATCTGAAGTTTATTCTGATATTGATTCCTATAAAAATTCAAACGCATTTTCCTCTCCTGATACAAGCTATGATGAAATGTATGACGATGACGATGGTTACGCAGATTAAGATATGACCGTTGAACTTATTAGCATCACACCTGATGCAGAAAAAACTATGGCATATATTGCTAGAGTTTCTAATCCATCTAATCAAAGTAATGAAAATTTTTCTGGATTATTAAGGTATTGTATTAAGCACCAGCACTGGTCGGTATTTGAACAATCCTCAATGACATTACAGATACAGACTACTAGAGCAATAGCCGCACAGATATTAAGGCATAGAAGTTTTACATACCAAGAGTTTTCTCAAAGGTATGCTGACAGTAATCTTTTAGGTAATATTGAATTGCCTGAACTTCGTAGACAGGATAATAAGAATAGACAGAATAGTATTGATGATCTAGATCCAGAGATGATTGAGAAGTTTAATAGGCAAATGAATACTTTGTTCAGTTCTTCTCTTAGTTTATATAATCAGATGTTAGAAGCAGGTGTTGCAAAAGAATGTGCAAGGTTTGTTCTACCTCTTGCTACACCAACACGAATTTATATGACTGGATCTTGTCGTTCATGGATACATTATATTAATTTACGTTCTGCACATGGAAC